GGCTGATAAACTGAAAGCTTTGGAGCTTTTGGGTAAGCGATTCGGCACCTGGGAGCCGCAGAATAAACAACAGACCGCCGTGGAGGACTTGACCGCGCTGGCGGAGAAATTGAGGGTGTGAGAAGATGGAATGGATTAGTGTGAAAGATAAAATGCCAACAGGGTATGTCTTTATTGAAGAAGGGCTTGCAGAACCAGAAGAATACATTGTCCATGTAAAAGGGGCGGAATCCTCCACAACAGCAATGTTTGATGGGGAAAAGTTTGTAAAATCTGTCTTTGAAGATATCGGTGGATTTGCAGACGAGATAGATTATTGGATGCCGCTCCCGGAGCCGCCGAAATCATGATCCTCACCCAAACCATTCCATGGTCCGACTTTTCGGACAAACACAAACGGTACATAAACACCGCAATAGACAACCGCATTTGCGTGGCGGAGGGGGCCATCCGCTCCGGCAAGACCATCGACCACTGCATTATTGCCGCAGCACACTTGGAGCTCTGCCGGGATAAAATCCACCTTGCCAGCGGCTCTACTATCGGAAACGCCAAGCTGAATATCGGCGTGTGCAATGGTTTTGGTCTGGAAGCCCTGTTCCGGGGCCGCTGTAAGTGGGGAAAATACAGGGACAATGAAGCACTTTTCCTTTACACGCAGACCGGTGAAAAAATCGTAGTGTTTGCCGGCGGCGGTAAGGCCGACAGCTACAAGCGCATCTTAGGCAACTCTTATGGTTTGTGGATTGCCACGGAGATCAACGAGCACTACGACAGCGATAACAGCCGTGAGAGCTTCATCAAAGTCGCCTTTGGCCGTCAGGCTGCGGCTCTGGACCCACTGGTTTTGTGGGACTTGAATCCCTGCAATCCAAATCATAAGATTTACAGCGAGTACATAGACCATTACACCAAAACAAACCTGCCCGGATATCTCTACCAACATTTCACAATTGACGATAACCTGGCTATTTCAGATGACCGCCGGGAGGAAATCAAGGCGCAGTATGACCCTAACAGTGTGTGGTATCGCCGGGATATCCTGGGGGAGCGGTGTGTGGCGGAGGGGCTGGTTTACCCCATGTTCAGCGGCGATATGGTCGTGGACGAAATCCCCTGGCAGGCCCTTCAGCGCGGGGAGTGGTTTATCTCTGTGGATTATGGTACCGTCAATCCAACATCGGCGGGTCTGTGGTGCCTGTGGAAAGAAACCGCGTATAGGGTGGACGAATATTACTATGACAGCCGAAAACCGGGAAACCATCAGCAAACAGACGAAGAACACTATATGGGACTGAAAAAGCTGTCCGGAGGGCGGAGGATTCAGCGTGTGATCGTTGATCCTTCTGCCGCCAGCTTCAAAGAAACCATTCGGCGGCACGGGGAATTTGTTGTTTGGGACGCGAACAATCACGTATTAGATGGTATCCGCCTGACAGGGACGCTGCTGCAAACCGGACGAATCTTGATTCATCGGAACTGCGGGGACTGTATCCGGGAGTTGGAATCGTACCGTTGGGATACGGAAGCTCCGGTGGACACGGTGATCAAAGAAAACGACCATGCAATGGACGATATGCGTTATTTCTGTGCAACAATCCTAGGACGTGAGCTGCGGGGGGATGGGTAGCATTTATGAGTTTTATCGACCAGTTTTTGAATAAATTCGGCTATGAAAAACGGGATAGAGAAACGATCCCTTCCGGGATCATTGAAAAAGAGTTCGGCGTACCGTCCGCTATATCCAGAAATATGGAGGACAACCTTAGCCTCTGGTGGCGGATGTACACAAACCATCCGCCTTGGGAAACCTGTGAGGTTCGCCCTCTGGGAATTCCGGGGGCGATTGGGCGGGAACTGGCGCAGCACGCGTTTTCGGAGTTTTCCGTATCCGTATCCGGCAGCGCGCGGGCGGAATACATCAACCAGCAGATGCAGCGTGCGTCGGCAAACTTTGGTAGTCAACTGGAAGCGGGGCTTTGCCTGGGTGGTATTGCCCTAAAGCCATACCCGGAAGGAGGGAAAATTTTGGTGGACGCCGTTTCCACAGGCTTTACCCCTACGCGTTTTGATGGGAGCGGGCAGGTCACCGGCGGCGTATTCCAAAGCGTTCCCTTTCGGCAGAAGAACCAGTGGTTTATCAAATTGGAATATCACAGCTTCCAGCCGGACAAACACGGAGAGCCGGTCTATGTTGTGGAAAACCGGGCGTTTCGCAGCGGAAGGAGCGGAGGGATCGGGGCGCAGGTTCCGCTTTCTTCTGTAGCAGAGTGGGCAGACCTTGCAGAACGCAGCGAGATTAAAAACCTGGAAGGCCCGCTGTTCGCCTATTTCAAACCGCCGGGCGTAAATCAAGTTGAACCGTCCTCTCCGCTGGGGATGTCGGTCTATGCCGGCGCGGTCGTCGATTTGGTGCGGCAGGCAGATGAGCAGTGGGAAAAGCTACGGTGGGCTTATCATGCGGCGGAACCAAAGATCCTTACCGACGGACTTCTGGACCCAGGACAGTTCGACAGCCGTCTTTTTATCGGCGGGCGTTTTTCCTCCACAGGAAACCTTTTTCAGATTTTTGATCCAGAAGTTAAAGACAGCGCCTATTACCGCGGGTTCCAATACATCCTTCAGCGCATTGAGTTTGATACCGGCCTCGCCTTTGGGACGCTTTCTGACCCGCAAAGCGTGGAAAAGACGGCAACAGAAATCATGGCGGCAAAGCAGCGGCAGTTTGTAACAGAAAGTGCGATCCAGCAAGCGTTCCAGAAAACGCTGGACGGCTTGATTTCCGCAATGAACGCGTGGTGCGATTTAGGCGGCCTGGCCCCGCCTGGGGGATATCGAACGGATTATAATTGGGGGGACGGCGTCCTGGACGACCCGGAAACCAAGAGGCAGGATATGGCTATGGGGCTGCAACTGCTGAACGCGGCTATTATTGGGCCGGTAGAGTATCGAATGCGCTATTTTGGCGAAGACGAGGAGACCGCCCGCAGGATGCTGCCGGATACGGACGACCTGGTGGGCGAGGTGGAGTAAATGCCGCGCTACCCCTTTACGCCGGAAATCCTGGACGCGCTCCCGGAGGAACTGGCCGAACTCTTTCGCGATCTGGAACGAAAGCTGCTGCAAGAAATCTGTTCCAGACTGAACGCGTCGGGACAGCTCAACGAGGTAACGGTGCAGAGCATTCGCGCCCTGCGCGCTCACGGCATTGACCTGAAAGAAATACGGCGGGCGATTGACGAGGCCACCGGCATTGGAGAGGCCCGGCTAAACGATCTTCTAAACGATGTTGTAGCCCGCAACCAGGCATATTATATGGAAATGATCGACTTGGCAAAGGTGACAGAGCCGGAAACACTCCTAAGCCATGAGGATATTTGGGCAATCCAGGAACAGACCCGTGGAGAGCTGCGAAATCTAACGCGCTCTATGGGCTTTCTGGTGTCGCAGGGCCGTCATAGGGTGATGCTGCCGCCTGCAAAAGCCTACCAGTGGGCTTTGGACAGCGCAGAGCTTCAGATTATGTCTGGGGCGATCAGTTACAATCAATCCATTACCGACGCAGTACGGCAGCTGGCGGAAAGCGGGCTCAAAACCGTCCGCTATGAGAGCGGGCACGTGGACAGCCTGGATGTCGCCGTCAGAAGGGCCGTTATGACGGGTGTGAATCAGATCAACCAGAAATACCGCGAGCAATCCATGGACTACCTTGGTACAGATTTGGTGGAGGTTACGGCCCACCTGGGAGCGCGGAACATCGACGGCCCCAGGGGCTGGGAGAACCATGCCGCATGGCAGGGGAAGGTATACCATTGGAAAGCAAAACCACGGGCATCCAAAGGGAAGTACCCAAGTTTTGAGGACGCCTGTGGTGTGGGAAGCGTTACCGGAATCGGAGGGGCCAACTGCCGCCACTCCTATTGGCCTTTCATCGAGGGCGTATCCGAGCGCACCTACACCGATGCGGAGCTGGAGGCCATGAAGCCGGAGAACCGGCCTAAAACCGTGTTTGAGGGCCGGGAATACGACGATTACCAGGCCACCCAGATGCAGCGGCGCATTGAGCGCAGCATCCGCAAACAGAAGCGGCTCAGGACCGCCTATGAGGCCGCGGGGCTGACCGGGGAGGCCCAGGCCGCGGGCATCCGCCTGCGGCGGCTGAATCAGGAGTACAAGGCGTTCAGCAAGGCGGCGGGACTGCCGGAGCAGCGGGAGAGGATGAAGGTTCAGTACGTAGACGATGCCTCTCACGCAAAGGCG